TGACCAGTTGAACCGCCGCCAGGCCGACCACATGCTGAATCGTGTGCGTGGTATACTGGGTGAACACCGTCAGACTGCAGCTCGTCACACCAGCGAACAAGATCCTGAGTATCTTAAACTGGTTATGATGGAACAGGCTTTGGCTGCTCGCCTAAAAGAAATGGCTGCTACTCCTAGCCCAGCCACTGGCATGCAACCTGCTGCCAAGCCAGGAACCGTTCAACCTACAGGTGCTACTCCTGCACCAGCCACTGGCATGAACCCTGCTGCCAAACCAGGTGCTCCTGTGGATCCCAAACTCAAAGCAGCCCAAGACAAACTCAAGAAGGGGCAGACTATCACTCCTGATGAACAAAAAATGGTCAATGCACAAGCTACTGCCATGGCTGAAAATCGAGTGCGCCGTGCCTATCGCATGCTTAAAGAAAGTGAAGTACAGCAAGCCCAGGTAGTATTGGCTGCACAAGACATGGTAGACAAGATGCAGGGCATGCTGGAAGATGTTTCAGAACTGCAGTTCAAAGAATTACCAGCTCTAGTTGATTCAATCAAGAATCAAGTGGGCATTGATCAAGCCACACAATTCAATACTGATGTCACAGGTGCACTCACTGCCTTGATGCAGACCTTGTCGGGCACCAAGCAACAGTTGGATGCCGCCCTGGGCGTGGTGACTGGACAAGCAGCGCCTGTGGCTGAGATTCCAGGCATGGACGCCGGCGCTGATCTTGGTGCTGATGCTGCAGCTGGTATTGGCGACGAAATGGACGACCTAGATGACCTAGCAGCAGATGCCGGCGCTGACATTGATGCAGACACAGGTGCCCCTGCTGCTTCGCTGGGCCGAGCACGTAGATAATGCGTATTGACGAAGTGGCCAACACAACAGGTGCCACCCCCGAGCCCCAAAAGCTCATGGGCCTGGTGAGTTTCCTGGCTGGCCGTTCTGAAGATCGCAGTGCACAAAAGCAAATTGATCAAAGGGCCTTTATCGAACTAGCTCGCGGCCTGGGCATCGTCATTGCTCCAAACCAACTGGCAGACCTTGTGGGACAACCTCCGCTGAGTAACATTCTGGAACCTCTAGCACCTGATTCACAGGACCCGATTGTGTTCAAAGGCGGCGAGCAACCTGCAGCACCAAGCATGCCTGTGAACAAGGCCCAAAACATTGTGGCCGCTGCTGCCAAAAGCGCAATGAAACGCGGCCTCAAAAAATAACACTCAACTGGTCAAACCACTTGACCAAGCCAGGTTGATTGTAGTACAATAACACAAGGAGACCATTGTGGCATACTCAGACGCAGTTCTTAAACATTACGAAAATCCATCTAACGTGGGTAAGATGGATTCAGCCGATCTCGATGTAGGCACAGGACTCGTGGGGGCACCGGCGTGCGGAGATGTTTTACGATTGCAGATCAAAGTAGAAGATGGTGTGATCACAGATGCTCGCTTCAAAACCTATGGCTGCTTGACCAGTAATGTTCCGGTTAATACTCCTACTCATATTAAAAAAATAAAAGATTTAAAAATTGGTGATGAAGTCTTGGCCTGGAACGGTGAAAAAATTGTCAATCAAAAAATAAAAGATATCATTCGACACACTGTGGGCATTGATGATTTATTGATTGTTAGTTTTAAAAGACAATCCAGCAGGAAAAACATCAACCCAGGTACATTTTCTCTAATATGTACCAAGGAACACATATTCTGGAATTCCAACAATCAACCGGTAGAAGCACAAAATCTACGGGTTGGGCAAGAATTGTATGAAATAACAGAACACGAATTAAGAATATTAACCAATAATAGACATCGCACTGACCTTAAACAAAAAAATAGTGTCAGAATGACAGCATGGAATAAAGAATTTGATCATTCGATATTGCCACAAAATCAGCCCGGCTATGTTTGCAAAGATCTAGAAAGCAAAAAGAAAAAATCTAAAGCAGCAGCCTTAAAAAAATGGCAAGATCCCAATTACGTTAATAAGTGGCAACAAGGAATGGCACAACGAGATTGGTCTAACCCCACAAGCATTGAACAAAAATACATGGAGTTATTTGAAGAAAACAGTGTGGCAGCAAGATGGAGTGCCGGTAAAATTTGGATTCAAACAGCAAATGGTCCCGCTAGTCCCGACTTTATTGTACCTGGTAAGAAAAAATGTATAGAAGTTTATACAAAAAAAATGCCTAAGTTTATGCAGGACAGGTCTGAAGAATCCAACTATGTACAACAGCGTCGACAACAACTTGCAACTGCAGGATACGATTCGTTGTTTTTGGCCATAGAAGATTTTGATTGTGCCTTGCCACAAGTGCAGAATTTTATACACAACGGTATGGAAATAATTGGAATATCATCAATCACTCATGCAAATCAATTACGTGGGTGCGAACGTAGTGGACAAGATGTGGTTGTGTACGATCTAAAATTAGAAGATGGTGCCCATGTTTTCTTTACAAATCGAGTTGGATCACATAATTGTGGTAGTGCTATTGCCAGCAGCAGTCTTATCACAGAAATGGTCAAAGGCATGACCCTGGACCAGGCCAGTGCAATCAAAAACAGCGAATTGGCTGAAGAGCTGGCATTGCCACCTGTAAAAATACACTGCAGCATCCTGGCAGAAGATGCCATCAAAGCTGCAGTGGCTGACTATCGATCCAAACATGACAGATAACAGATTTGTACTAGACAAGTTAGAATTTTATATAACCAATGTCTGTAATTTGACATGTGGTGATTGCAACAGATACAACAACTACAAATTTTCTGGTTGGCAACGATGGGACCAGTACCAAGATATCTTAGAACAGTGGTCTAAAAAAATTAGAATAATACATCCGATCCTGCTAGGCGGAGAACCTTTGCTGAATCCTGATATTACAAAATGGATTACTGGCGTAAGAAAGTTCTGGCCCAACGACGGCGGCGTACAAATTTTGACCAATGGCACCAGACTGAATCATGTGGCAGGATTATACGATGCGTTGGTCAATGACAACTGGATTGGAGTCACTGTGCATGCTCCAGAAGATCGAGAACCTATCCTTCAAGAAATAAGAAAATTTTTAAAACATCCACTTAAAGAAACTGCTGTCAACAACGCTCATCACGGCGGCATGTGGACCAGCTATACATTTGTTGATGCCAACCAAAAATGTCTACACGTTAATATGGCAGACAAGTTTGTTAATTCCAATCTGATTCAATCCCTTGACGGCACATTTAGATTTTACAACAGCAATCCAGAAGCAGCACACGAAAACTGTAGCTTTAGAAGATTCAAAAATTATCACATGATTGACGGTAAAATTTACAAATGTGGTCCTGCAGCCTTGATGCCTAAATTTGTAGAACAAAATAAATTTGAATTATCGCAACCAGATCGAGATTTGTTGAATTCATACCAGCCCTTGACAGTAAATGCCACTGATGAACAAATGCAGGATTTCTTCAGCAACATTGACTGTGTGATACCTCAATGTAAATTTTGTCCTGAACATTATCAATACAAAACAATTGAGTTTAGTGATCTCAAAAAATCATGGAAAATTACCCATCATGAAGATACAATACACTAAAACGGACTACTTGGCAGCATACTCACAGCATTTGAAAATGCTCAATGCCCAAGACAGATTTACTCGATTTGGTTACAGTGCTGGTGACTACAATGTTGATCAATTGATCTTGAATATTCTGTATCATCCTGAAGACCATCACCTGTTTATGGCTCAAGTTGATGATGATACAGTTGGATTTACACACCTGGCCAAATGTGCCAATGGCTGGGAACTGGCAGTGAGTGTGGCATCTGAACATCAAGGTCAAGGTATAGCCAACCAACTCATGATCCATACCATCAACTGGGCCCGAACACACGGAGTTGACAGTTTGTTCATGCACTGCATCCGCAACAATCAGTTGATCCAGCACTTGGCCGCCAAACACGGATTGCACGTGATTGAACGCTCAGGAGCAGATGTCACTGCCAAGATGCAGTTGCCTCCGCCAACTGCAACTGACTATACCGTGGACTTTGTGCGTGAACAACAGGATCTCCTGGACCAGATGTTGGCTCTGCATCAACAATGGTTGGCCAATTTCAACCCTTTGACACGGAGACAACGCAATGATATCAGTTACAGATACAGCAGCAGCTCGCATTAAACATGCACTGGACAAACGAGGCTCAGGCCAAGGTATTCAAGTGGGCGTCAAGACCACAGGTTGCTCTGGGCTTGCTTATGTGTTAGAATATGTAGACAATCCCAACCTGCATTGTGTGCGACACTACGACACTAATGGAGTCAGAGTATTTGTTGATCCGAAACATTTGCCCTATGTTGATGGCATGACCATTGACTATGTGCGACAAGGGCTCAACGAAGGCTTTGAATTTATCAACAAAAACGAACGCGATCGCTGCGGCTGCGGTGAAAGCTTTAGAATTTAAAAATTTATAGAAATTTTAATATATGATTGGACAACATTATTCTGTCAACAACGAAAAATTTTACAGTTATTATCAAGCTCTGGATCACAGTAAAAAAACAGGAACCTTTGTTGAATATGTGATCCCACGTACTCACATTGATTCTTTTTTGAGTGTGGATCTGGAGTTTGCACTCAACAAAGGACTAAAGTATTGGGTCGATAAAAAGTTAAATTGGATATTTGAAAATTTTAAAAAGCCAAAGTTGATTTATTCTGGCGGCACTGATAGTCATTCGATTCTGTTGTGGGCCATGTCTCTTGGCCATCAATTTGATAGTAGTGCAACATTTCTAGGTAGTTTACGAAATGATTGGGAATATGTTGACAGTGATTTAGCACTGGCTAAAAATTTTTTACAAGAGAATTCTAATGCAGTAAAAAATGCTGAATATTTTCGTCCCACTATGGAAATGTACGAACAGATGTATTTAGAATCATCAACTTTACCCTATTGGATACCTGGGTGGTGGTTTAATTTTGTGTTGATGCAATCACCGTTGTATATGAATCAGATGGCCGAAGCAGACTGCGCAGTGACCGGGCATTTTAAACCATTCATAGTTTGCAAAGACGGTCAATACTATTGGATGCTGTCGGGAGCCTATGACGAACATACACAATTCTCTCATGAAATAAGTTTTTTTGGCGATGGATATATTCCAGAAGTTGCAGTGGTGCAGGCATACCTTGCTAAAAATTTCTACAAAACTTATCTACCTGAACACAGCGGCGCTCTCACGTTGCACCTCATTCCACACGGTCTTCGGCCTACTTATCACGCTAGTTTGGGCCGTGAACCAGCAATGAGCGAAAGTCTGGCTATTGGAACCTTGTTAGGAAAATCTCCTAGTCTAAATGTTAGAAATCAGCGAGCAATGGAAGAAATGATTTTGCTCAACCGGATAGACATCTGCAATGCCTGGAATCAAAAAAGACAGCAGTTAATTGATGATTTTAAGGATGTGCCTTATTCTTTTCGATTGATCAAAGGTCGAACTCCAATAGATAATTATCAGACTGAAATAGACTGTCCTCAACGAATTTTAAGAATTAGTGCAATTTTTAGATTAGACCAAGACAAACTTACTGAATTATCTGTTGATATTGTTAAAGATCTTTTGTAATCTAAACATATTAGGCAACGCTCCTTTGTGAACCAACACAGTACTAAAAAATAACCTATTATCTGCTTTCACATGATAACCTCACGATACAATTACACACCCTTGGACAGAACCACCATTGACGGCAAGAGACACTACTGCTTGCCTGACGGCAGTAAGGTTCCCAGTGTTACAACTATCCTGGACCGGACAAAACCTGCTGAAGATCGAGAGGCCCTGGCCCGTTGGCGCAAGGCCGTGGGCGAGCAACGTGCTCAGGAAATCACCACCGAAGCAGCTAGTCGTGGCACCCGTATGCATGCATACCTAGAGCACTATGTTATCGAAACTGACATGAAGCCTTTGCCATCAAATCCGTTTGCGCACCCTAGCTGGTTTATGGCTGCCGAAGTGATCCTAAACGGACTGCAACATGTGGACGAATTTTGGGGCACAGAAGTTCCTCTATACTACTCAGGACTATATGCAGGCACTACAGACTTGATTGGTACCTGGAAAGGACAGCCTGCTATTTTAGACTTCAAACAAAGCAACAAAGTCAAAAAACGTGAATATATCACAGACTATTTCCTGCAGTTAGCAGCCTATGCAGCAGCACACAATGAAATGCACGGAACCACCATCAACACCGGAGTTATACTAATGGCAGTGCAGCCCAAGCTGTTAGCCGATGGCAGTTACGATCGGCCCGAATACCTGGAGTTTGTGGTCCAAGGCAACGAATTTGCCTACTGGGCAGATGAGTGGATGAAACGAGTTGAACAGTATTATCAGTCACGCTAAATACTGGATAGATTTCAAGGACTCACACTGTGGCAATCGTACAAATATCAAGAATCACTCAACGCAAGGGCCTAGAAGCTGACTTGCCGCAACCTTTGGCCGGCGCCGAACTTGGCTGGGCAGTTGACCAACGTAGACTGTTTATTGGCAATGGTACCATAGCAGACGGTGCTCCTGTAGTGGGCAACACAGAAGTATTGACCGAATTCAGTGACATTCTCAGTTTTGCTACTCAGTATATCTACAAAGGCGAAGCTGCAGGATATGATGTACAGACGGGTGACACTCTGGGAGATCCAGTGGCTCAGAGTCTGCAACGTCGCCTAGACAGCTATGCAATAATTACAGATTTTGGTGCCACAGGCGACGGAGTGACTGACGTTACTGAAAATATCAATCGTGCTTTGTTTCAGATATTTTGCCGCAGTACCAACCCTGCTGCCCGTCGTAGCATTTTCTTTCCAGCTGGTATCTACATCATTACAGACACCCTGAACGTTCCACCCAACTGTCAGTTGTATGGCGACGGACCCAACAGTACCATAATCAGTTTTAATGTTCAGAATTGGACCAACACAACTTCTTATCCAGCAGGCGTGTTGGTCTATAACACTGCAACCACACTGTACTACAGATCTAACTTTGTGGTGCCCATCGGCACCGCTATTGGTGCAACCAATCCTGATGGAGATCCCTACTGGTCAGTAGAATCTTTGCCCGAATACATTGTTCAAACAGCCGACAGTCTACAACAGACCGGAGTCAACATTGGTACCAACGGTGCCAGTCTGCCGGGCAACATAGAAATTTCCAGTATGAAGTTTGTGACCAATCAGGTGCACGACGGTGTACTGATCGAATATGCAGATCGATGTGTGTTTGACTCAGTCACAATCGAAGGATCGTTGACCACTGTTGATCTTGTGGAT